CTCAACTTGACCGTCATGCCATCTAGCTATTACCTTCACAATGTCCCCTTCGTAAATCTCCACTCCTTTTGAATCCAAAAGACCTGTTGACTGGCACAAGGTTTCCCAGTCTAAATATCCGCAAATATCAGAATATCCTTTTTGATTTATTTCCCAGTAAACCCACTCTCCTTTTTTTTTCTCTTTCGTGTTTTTCAGCATTCTCGCTCGGAATTTGAATCTTGATTGTTTCATTTTTAAAAAATTAATTAATAATTATTTTTCTTCTTTCGCCATTGGTTAAAGATAATGCTCGTATTTCTTTTTTCCACACCGGTCGCATTCCCACAACATAAGTTTTTTATTCATTGTCCACGAGTGAAGACCGAGAAAGCAAAGTAATTTTTTTATATTAAGGGGGTTATTATTTATTAATCTGTTAGATATATTATATCATATTTTGACGAGAAAGTAAATAGCTAAAGTTTTTTTAATTTATCAAGATCATACTTAAGGCAAATGTCTCCATCGCTCATTTCGAACTGCCAGCCCCATCCATCAAAATTAGCTTTTATTATGACTATTTGATGATGGGTGAATATTGTATGATGGTCTCGCTTTTGGATAAATACATCTCCGATTTTGTAATCTGATATTGGTGTAGACATTTGAATTTGGTTAAATAATTATTTTAAATTTCATTTTTAAGTTTTCTCATATCCGTCGCCAATAAAACGATTTTTGCTTCTTGTCCGTTGAATGATTCCTCCCACGGTTTCTTTTGGAACACTGTAATTGTTCCGAACGGACGACCGAAGGTAATGACAGTATCTTCATTTATATTTATTGTTTTCGACATTTTAATAGTGGGTTAAAAAAAAGTTGAGATTAATATCTTTTAGGCATCAAAAGTCCGAGCATTCCCTTTTGTCTTAGAATAATCGGCTGACCTTCGTCCCTCAATTCAATTTCGACTGTGTCATCGAATTGTTGCAAAAGCTCGATCAACTGTTTCGGATTAATTTTAACTTTCGCTTTTGGCGCATTCGTCGGGATAGTTTGTTCATATTGCGGAAAGCTATTTTCGTTCGCCAAATTTGTATAAACTATTTTTGACGCAGTTTCCAAATCAGTCGTCGCAATCTCGACACTTTGAATTTTGTCTTCTTCATCTCGTGAAATATTTGAAATTATTGCTTCGTCCAAAACTGGGAGCGTACTGTTTTTATTGAACTTTTGCTTTTTGAGCAATTGGCTTGCCGAGATCACAATTTCGTCATCATCTTTCAGCTCAACTGGATCACCCGACCCGGGGATAATCGGAAACTCGTCCGCGTCCAGTCCGGTGCGCTCGACCTTTAACATTTTGTACGAATCAGTCGCGACATAGTGTGTCGGGGTGATTAGAACTCCGGACAGAATCGGACGAACTCCATCTTTTGCGGCTATTTTGGCGACCTTTAATAGGTCGGCGGTTATTGTTTTCATTTTGTGGGGGTTAAAAAATGAATTGAAGCCGCCGAGTGATCGACGGCTCGGATTCGCTTTTTATGCTGCGAGTGCCGTGTCGATTGCGTCTTTTAATTGTTTTTGCGAGAATTTTTGATCGCGACCAAGTGAAGTGCGAACATCATGGAAGGTGGCATTGCCACGGTTGAGGTCGCTTATTCTGCGGACACGAATGCAAGCGGGGAAGCTCCGATAAGTTCTACTCCAATTCCCAACTTTTCCTGTTCCGACTCCGCAGATTACGCACCCTCGATATTGCGCAATCTCTTCGTCTTGTCGAAGCGTGGACGGCTGCGGATTGTTCGCATGATAGTACGGCACTAGTTTTGTGTTATTCATCTTTAAGGGGGGTTAAATTAGAGTGGTTAATCACTCACGCAAGCCGTCAAGTTGGCGGCAAGCGTGAAGGGTTAATCTTGTTTTATTCAGATGCAAATTTTATTATTTTGTCAACTCCCCACGCGTTTATCAACACCCTTACAAATCCTTTTGCGTCATATTTTCTAGCGTAATTAGTTCTGCTTAATCGTTTCCCGTTAACAGTTGGAAAGAAAAAAGTTTTAGTTCCTTTTATCTTTCTGTTAATTTTGTAGTTAAGGTTTTTCATTTTTTGGGGGGTTAAATCGTTCGGGAGCTCCGAACTGATTAAGTCTATCTTATATTATATTATGCCATTTGTCAAGCCTTTGTAAAGATGAAATTATCCTTTTATTTTAAGCTTCTCCAGAAGTAAACTAATTTTGTGAACACTTTTTTTATTTTTTGAACAAAACAATTGTACGGGAAAAACTTTACATCGTCAATCATTTAGGCTATACAAAATTAAAGAAAGTGTTCTAAAATATTGTTCAGCCACCTCAAAAAGAGTCGGTCAATATGCCCGTGGGACAAGAGGGGTCAAAGTGTGATATAATTAGTATATATAATTAGTTTAAATAATTCGTTCTAAGAATTCTTTTTAAATAATTATTTAAAAAAAATACTCTTTTAACTCTCCCCCTTAAATATAATTAGTTTAAATAATTAGTTGTGATAATTAGCTTTAATATTTCGTTAAACGAATTATTCATGAAAATTTGTTTTTCAGAAAAAAGGAGGTTGTAGGGAGAAAAAGAAAAGAAAAGGGAAATAAAAACACTTAGTTTAAACGCAGAATATTGTTGATCGAATTCTCAGCCTAGATACTTAACGCTATAAGAACATTCGAAACAAAAACTCATTATTTCTCTTTTTTCAGTTTTAAAACAGTATTATCTCATCTAATAGCCTAGGGGGGGGCGGGTTTACAAAAACGCTGGAATGTGTTAAAATAATGAAATAATTGAAAAAAAAGTATTGTAGTGTGAAATTGACACTACTTTATTTTGAACAAAAACACATTGAATAAAACAAAAAAACAAATGAAAAGTCGAATCGATGTCAGCTTTCCTTCAGGCTTAAGACTGGATGATGCAGAATGTCTCTTCGATGAAAGATTAAAGCAACAAACAATAAATAACATAGTTACTAAAAATCAAAACACAAATGAAGTTTAAAGAATTACAAAACGCGCTCCTCAAACTTTTTGCAGAGGTTGGATTCACAGAAAGCAAAAATAAAGATGGCTCAAAAACAGTCGCATTTGCTATTCGAGAAAAGCTGAAAAAAGGAGTCAATCCAAAAGCAGCAAAAGCTGAAACTTATTACCACGGTTTCAGATTCACAAAAGCTGAATTGAAAGAATTGGAGTTAGAAGAAATGACACAAAGAATCCAGTTTATGTTTGACAGAGTTATGCAAGATTTTAAATACGAAAAGACAAAGAAAGCAATTGACAAAGTAGCGGAAAAGGTTAATGAAGCTCCAGCGGAAGATGCTTGCAAAGAAGGATAATTATAAAATGACAATATGGATAAAGAGACAACGACACCGAAAGTAGTAGATGGTCGAGGAGGCAAGCGGGAAGGCGCTGGTCGACTAAAGGGCGGACAGAATGCTGCGACGATCACCAGAAAGAAAGCGGAGGCTGCGCTGCAGTTAACGATCATGGAGCGAGCCGGTGAGATCCTATCTAACCAATTGCAACTTTCAAGAGGTCACTCATACTTGTTCCGAATTGACACCAATGGAAAAGGACAGAAACAAAAACCGGTCTTGGTAAAAGACGAGCAAGAGATTATCGATTATCTCTCACGGCTCGAAGAAACAGAAGACAAGGCAGAAGCAAAGCCGGACTCTCATTATTACATCACAACTGAGAAGCCAGACAATCAAGCAATTGTTTCAATGCTCGACAGGGCATTTGGAAAGGCGGTGAGTCGGACAGAGCTAACGGGAAAAGACGGAGCCGACATAATGGAAAAAGTGAAAGTTATCACAGTGACAAAGCCAGATGGTGCTGAACAAAAAGAAAATGAAAATACAACTGAAGCCGACACTGAAACAATACCAAGCGTGGAAACTGCTTAGGGACGAGACGACGAAGGATTTGTTTTTCGGAGGAGGAGCAGGCGGCGGCAAAAGCTGGTTAGGATGTGAACACTTATTAGCACATTGCTACGAACATCCCGGCATCAAGTTATTCCTTGGAAGAAAAGAATTGACACGGTTAATGAAATCTGTTTATGTAACATGGATGAAAGTTTGCGCTTATCACAATGTGCCAAAAGACGACTGGAGGCTTAACGGTCAATATAACTATATAGAGTTTAAGAATGGAAGCAGAATAGATCTATTAGATCTTGCATACAGTCCACAAGATCCATTGTACGAAAGGTTCGGATCATTGGAATATACGCAGGGATGGATAGAGGAAGGCTCGGAGGTTAGCTTCAAGGCTTACGATGTGTTAAAGTCTCGTGTCGGACGACATAGGAATGACGAGTTCGGAGTGAAGCCATTGATAATGGTCACATGCAATCCACACAAAGGCTGGATATATAACGAGGCTTATAGACCGTGGAAAAAAGGAGAGTTACCAAGGAGAACAAAGTTTATTCAATCTCTATATAAAGATAACCCTCACCACAGTAAAGATTACGAAGAGCAATTAGTAAATATTAGAGACGACGCACAGCGTCAAAGATTGATGTACGGAAATTGGGAGTTCGATGACGATCCGGCGAGACTAGTTGAATACGAAGCAATTTGCGAGGTGTTTGACACTAGGTTAAACGAAGACAACACTAAAAAATATTTGACTATTGATGTCGCTAGACAAGGAAAAGATAAATCTGTTGTAAGGATGTGGCAAGGGTGGCAAGTGAAAAAGGTTTGGGCATGGGACAAGAACACTATATTGCCCACCGACTCAAACAAGCCCGCGTTGACAAGAGAAGTTAAAAAGATTTGCAACGAAGAGAAGATACCAAGAACACAGGTCATTGCAGATGAAGACGGAGTGGGCGGAGGATTCGTAGATGCCTTCAGGTGCCACGGATTCATAAACAACTCTCGACCAGTCCAGCCTGAAGAATCGGAGAAAGATAAAAACAAATTGCTGAACTATGCGAACCTCAAAACTCAATGTGCTTATATAGTCGCCAGCAAGATAACGAACAGGCTGATCGGAGAAGATCAAAACGAATACAAAGAGGAGACGATGCAGGAACTTGAGCAGCTCAAAAGGGCAAAGATAAACGACGAGTCAAGAGTCCGGCTCATGTCGAAAGACGAAATGAAAGAGAACATCGGACGAAGTCCAGATCATCTTGATACATATATTATGAGAGCTTGGTTTGAACTCAACCCTCAAGAAGGAGGGGAGAATGACGAAAAAGAACACAGCCGGGCAATGGACGACTTCCTCCAAGAGTGTCAATTGGAGGATGATGAATAAATTACAAAAAAATGAGTCAGGAAAAAGAAGACAAACTTGTCGAAGGAGATCTCGAAGATAAAGATGTAATGGCAATGCTTGCCGTCATCGAACAGGATCAAATTTCATATGTTAATAGGCAAGATGAAATTAGAATGCTGAGAGATTATCGGAACAAACCGCTCTCGGTTAAGAAACCAAAGGGAAGCAGATATACGGAATCGTTGCAACCAATTCAGATTGTAAACAATGTCGTTAGTAAACTGTGTCGTCCATCGTTATCATATTGGAGCAATGGATTAGATCCAAAGATCGCTCAGGTGGTCAGAGATGGTGTTAATACGGTAAAGGAACTCGGTGGATTTACGGCAGTGCTCCGAGAGAAACCTAGCCAGTACAGGGACGCAGTATCTTATGGTGATGGGTTTTGTAGGATTGGATATGACGAAGGTGCAGACTTTCCAATTACTTTCGACAATGTAATGCCGGACAGAATCTATGTCGATTCGAATGCAACTATTATGCATTCGCAGAATCACTCAAGATCTGTTACAAGAATAGTCGTCATCTATACATACGATAGAGATCAGGCAAAAAGTCTTTATCCAGGTGTTGATTTTGGAAAGGGTGAGATTCCAACATCGAGGAATGCTATAAAGGATTTCGATAAGACAGAGGAGCAAGATTCACAAGCAAGAGGCAGAGAAGTTGAGATAGCACATTACTTTGACATCGGAGGAGATGAGCCAATATATTTAATTGTTGCTGGATCACAAGCAAGTGTTATCGACAAATGGAAAGGCGAAGATTATCCATTTACCAATAAGAAAGGTAATCCAAAGATTCCAATTGGTCACATGAGGGGTCCAATAGATTCGGACGAAGGATTCTTTAATAAAGGTTATCTTCATCTCTTCTATGGATACATGATAGCAAGACAGCGTTTATTTAATAAACAGTTCGGTCAAGGCATCAGAGCAATGACAGACCTAAAGGTGCTGAACACTGGGAAGATGAAATCAGGTGTTGCTTTGAAACGAATCAAAGACGCCAAACGAATGGCAAAGAATGGAGAATCAGCCATTATAATCAATGACTCAGGTGAGCAAATGGAGGTGTCGAAACTGGAAGCTCAACAATTTGAAGAGAGCCTGCAGCGCCTAGAAGACAAGTTTGACAAAGAGGTAAAACGCATGAAGATTAATCTTGATGCGATTAGAGAGCAGATATCGACAACAGCAACACAGATTCTTTCAGAGGCTGAAGTTGAGGACGAAGCAGCGGCAGATTTTGTCGACAGAAACACAAGTTTCTTTCGTTTCATCGACGACATGATTATGGATTTAATCCGTGAGAATATTTCTCCAGATGATCCAACACCAGTTCGAACAAGTGTCAAGGTTCCAAAAATTGTTAAGGACAGAGAGGGCAAGCCGCTATTAAGCAGTACCGGGAGAACACAAGTCGAAAGAGATCCTTTAGGAAATGTTGTCGAAGAGACAATGAATGGAGTGACACTTGGTAGCATCCAAAGGCTTCTCGTTAAATACACCTTCTTCACAGAGGTAGACACTAAATCGGGAGTTCGTCAAAAAGACACATTAAAAACAGCTCGTGCCTTTCTCGGACTCAAAACAGCACCGAATCCAGCAGTTGCAGCACTCGCAGCACAAAAGATCGGAGAAGCAAATGATCTCGATATTCCTAGCGATGTATATAGTTCACAGCAACCAGTACAACCAAATCAAGGCGGTGTTCAATCGGCAGCGGATCAGGCACTTAACGGAAATTTACCATAATAGAAACGATAACAATATGAAAGATTTAACAAACTCAACACCTTCGACGAAGCCTACTAGGACTCGTTGTGAGGTGTGGTAACGGACAAGAGTAATGGGATACCTCCGTCCAGTCACAAACTATAACGTCGGAAAGAAATCAGAGCACTATTCTCGCAATCATTTTTTAGAAAGCAAGATAACAAACAAATGAAATACATTTTATTTACAACAACATCGTGTCCGAAATGTCCAGCCCTCAAAAGGTTCGTCGAAGACAATATTTCATTTGATGGTGAGGAGCTCGACAACACAGATTCAGACTTTCTTGACAGGGCAAAAGAATTGAAGATTGAAGCCGCGCCAACATTGGTTATATTCAAAGGAGACAAAGAAATATTCAGAGGAAATGAAATACAGGAGGTGAGGGAATTCTTAAAAGAACAAACAGCTTAATGACAGATCAACTTAGTACCATATCGGACAGAGAGAAAAGGCAAACACACTCGATTGAGGATGTCGGAAGGGTTCGATCATTCATGAAGAACAGCACAACTATCAAGCTGTTTGCGAGGGTGTCAAGACAAGCTGGTTCTGAATTAGAGCTATGCAGAGACAAGATACTTAGAGAGTTCCTTTTAAGAGGAGGCAAAAGCTCGGACGATCTCGATACAGCAATTGAGGTCACAAAAATGTTTATAGATATATTCACAGACTGTGAGGAAACAATTTATGAAGAAGAAAAGAAGGACGAGGCGTCCGATGGTGAAGACGACGAATAATTTCGTCTTTATCTCGGAAATCAATTCCACCAGAATCACAACTTCGTGATTCTTTAACCACATCTCGCTATGTCTAACGAAGACCCAGCAGCAGCTGAGACTGATGAGGATCAGTCCACCAAAAGCGGCGAAAACGAAGACCCTAAAACCACCGACGCTACCCCGTCGACTGAGGGGACGGAAAAGGAGAAAGAGGTAAAACTCATTGAAGACGAACCAACTAAAAAGAAAGAAGTTGAACTCGAAGATGACAAGCAGCCTCATAAAAAAGATGCTAACGAAAAACGGACTGAAATAGTTGACGCTTACGCGGAGAAACTAAAGGATCCGGATTTCGACCAAGAGAAGGTTCCCAAATGGGTACTGAAAGACTTGGGGATTGGAGAAGGAGATCCAGCCAAGGTTGCAAAACCAAAAGCTGATAAAAACGAATTCAGTTCAATAGAAAAGTGGGAAGCAAAAAAGCTATTCGATAATAACAAATCGTTGTTAAAGAGTTTACCTCTAAAACTTCGAAATGAACTTACCGAGAAAGCTAATGAGCTTAGAACAGACCTAAACGTGCCAACTGCCAAAGCTCTAAACCGCGTGCTACGCGAAGCTGAAGGAAATATAGAAAAAGAATTAGGACACGCAGCAAATCGTAAAACTGGATCAGTACTGCCGAAAGCAAGCGCTCAAACAACGAAAGGTGTTGTCACGGAAGAATCCTTGTCAGAGTTAAGCCAAGCTGATTACAACAAAACGATGGAAAAGGTCGATAAAGGGGAGTTGAAAATCCAACAACCTGGATAGGATTTTTAATTAATTTAAACACAAAATGGCTAACACTATTATAACTGAAGCCCTCTTGCAGAAAGAGGTCATTCGGTTGAAAGACAAAAAAACGATTATCAAACAGATTGCTAACACAAAGTTTGAAGGTCAATTGAAGCAGCAAGGCGACACAGTTTCTGTCCAAACTTTCCCAGACACATTTGGTGTCGTCGGTGGAACAGCGGGCGATGCTATCGTTATCCGAGACTGGGCAATTACTAAAGAACAGCTTACTGTAAACGAGGTGTTTCAGAATGGCGCGAAGGTTAAAGATATTGAAGAGATTCAATCTAACCTTGCAATTCGTTCGAAACTTGCAGCGCGATTTGCTTATGCATCTGCGAATAACGAGGATCAATTTGTTGCCTCTCTTGTCACACAAGCATATGCAGACAATAAACTTCAGGATCGCAATCCTTTGACGCTTACATCGAGCACGACTTATAGCGCTGTTACAGCACTCAAACGTGTTCTTTCTCAGCAAAACGCATTCGAATCTGGCATGCTGTTTCTCAGCCCTGCCATTCTTGAGAAGATCAAACTGGAAGATATTCTTGATTCTTCAGACAAAGGACTTGAGATTCGTCTTAACGGACGAGTTGGTAAAATTGATGGTTTCGAGATCATGGAAACTAATAACTTACCACATGTTGTCACTTTGACGGTTGACACAATTCCTGTTGCAGCTAACACCATGTCAATCTCTGGTTTGGAACCAGACACTGCTTCTCGTAATGGATTCAAAGAGCGAGCTGTTGTGTTCACCTTTGTAGCCGCTGCTTCTGCCGCTGTTGCTGGTGACATCGCAATCGGTGCTAATGTAGCTGCGGCTCAAGTTAATCTTGTCAACGCAATTAACGGTACTGGTACTGCAGGTGCAACCACATACATCGAAATTGCTGAGGCTGATCGTGCCGCTTTGAAGAACGCATTTATCAAAGCAGGAACGACATGGAGCGCATCTGACATCATTAACATTCAGTCTTCCCGCACTTTGACTGTTGCAGAAACATTTGGTCCAGCAACTAATATTTTCGGCTCTGATGCGACACTCATGTTCGCAGCTGATCGTGAAGCGATCAACTTTGTTTCTCAAATGGACAAATTTAAAGTTAAAGATTTGACCGACTCCTTCGCCGCTAACATTCTCCAAGAGAAAGTTTACGACGGAATTGTTTTCGCTGAAAACAGTAAAGGTCTCGCTACAATCGAAATTGCAGTTTGATGACGAATAAAAGGGGCACCTTCGGGTGCCTCTCAATTTTTTATTAAATCCACACTATGCCTGTAGAAGAATGTCCGTTCAAAGTCGGTGATCGAGTTTTGGACACAAAGTACAATAAGCTTTTTGTTTTCACGGCGGTACAAGCGAAAACTCCAGCCCTTTATTGTAATAGCCCGTACGGTTTCGAGCGGTTTGTTGACGCAGACAGTTGCGCAAACCCAAATGATGTTCAGCCACTAAAGGCAGATATCACACCACGGGTGGTGAAAGAGAAAGTCAAAAATGAAGCTATCCCAACTCCAGCGGAAAACGAACAAAAACTTTTGCCACAGGTTGCAGCAAGTATTGCATCGAATGTGCCAGTCGTGCCAGAAGATGAAGACGACGAGGAAGATGCGGAGGACGAACTTGAGAATGAAATCGCCGAGGAGGAAGCTGAGGAAAGCGACGACAACAAAATCACAAAGAAAGATCGAAAAGAGAAATAAACAATAACTTTAAAAACTATGTACGCAATTTATCCAGCTGCTAATTATGTAGCAATAGTCACTAGCGACACGGCGAAAATACAATTTGACAGTCGCAATGTGCAAGCAAGAGGAATCTATGTCGGAGTGACAGGGAATATTACCGTGGTCGATCCAAAAGGAGCCACGGTCGCATTCTTAGGCGTTCCAGCGGGAACAGTCTTGCCTATCAGCACAGACCAAGTTATGGCTACAGGGACGACTGCAACAGACCTCGTTGCCCTTTTAGACAATAACGAACAATTAAACTAAAAATAATGTTTCAAGGACTTGCAATAGCTCTCGGAATTTCACCCATATTTGGTTCTGGCGACAGTACTGATATGGGAGACCCGGATTATCTTTTTCAAGATAGCCAGCGGGTGCTTTTCGAAGATAGCATTATTTTTGAATTCAATAATTAAAAAAAATAGATATGGCTCAAAAACTCACAGACAGATCGGCGTTAGCTCTCCCGATTAGTACGGATATAGTGCATGTTGTTGATGATCCCGGTGGAACGCCGACAAGTCACAAGGTGACGCTTGCCGACCTTTCGAAAGGATTGGTTGGAGCGAACATTCCTGGTTCTATTTCTGCAGCAGCTGCAATAGCTGACGACTCGCTAGTTAGAGGCGACGGAGGAGCAAGTGGTTTGCAAGATTCTGCGCTCACTATTAATGATGTCGGAGATATAATTCCAGATGTAGACGCGACACAAGACCTAGGAAGCACTGCAAATACATTCAAGGACTTCCACTTTACAGGTGAAGACGGTGAATATGCTACTGCAAGACGGCTTTTACTTCTGCATAAAGATTATTCTGAAGAGGCGGCGATTTTGCCTTATACAATAGGCTCTGCTGTTACTGGTGGCGTTTGGACAATTACATTAACTGCCACTTCTCCGTCCGGAGATTTGAGATTTGTTTTAGGCGGAAAAGCATTACTTGCTCCGGCTAGCACCCTAACGGTCAACGCAACAGCGGCTGCTGGAACCGACGCAAGCCCAAAAACGGTTTATGTATATGTGCAGAATAATGGCTCTGATGTCCCCGAACTTGTTGCGTCGAATGTAAATCCAGCGGGAGTCGTCACGCACGCTCATTGCGCCAACTATAAGGCGGGCGCGGTCGGAGCTTCTGCCGTGAATATATACGGAAAAGCAGAATCAATAGTCGAGATGTATAAAATGGCAACAAATGTGTATCACCGCTTTTTCGCGCAAGGTGCGCTTTACCAGTCGGGGCTAGATGTCACTGCGACAACGAGCGATGTAACTATCGCGACTGGAGATTACGAGCTGATTTTCGAGATGATTACGACAGCTCAAAAGCAAGTTTCAGCTGACGGCTTATTCTATATAAAAAATGACGGAACTTATAACGAAAGCACCGACTTCTCATTCGGTGGCGAATATAGCGACGGAGTTGCGATTGCTGACGGGAAGAGCTTTAATGTCGTGCTCGGTGTGATGGAAGACGACACCACAAGAATAATGGCACTCGTCCAAACAGGCACGACCGAACAATACGGAGATTTCAACAAAGCTTTCGAGGACAAGAAAAATCAAGCAGTTTATCAGCCGTCCGATTCGTTTTTGAAAAGTATTTTTGTTCCAGTTGCACGAATCGTTGTCGATCGAAGTGGTGCGACTTATTCGCTCGAACAATTTGACGATGGTAATTATTACCAAGACTTGAGAGGGACGGTCGGAGCAGGTGGAGGAAGCTCACCAGCCGTCGGTGCGCCCGCCGGGTCTACATATATTTTACAGACGGCAGATGCTTCATTACCAAACAGCCAAGACATTGACAGTCTCACTGACGGTCTTTTGAAGCACACAAACGGAGTGTTTGCACAAGCTGTTGCGAATACAGATTATTTAACACCGGCGTTAGCGTCCTCTCTTGCGGACGGCTCAACAGCCACCACACAAACAGCAGCCGACAACTCAACGAAAGTAGCGACGACAGCGTATGTGGACGCAGCGGCGGGAGGAAGCGCAGTGGCTGCAATGACTCTCGATGTCACCCTCGGCGAAGATGTATCATCGGGCGACTGGCTCTATCTCAAAC